CTTAAAAAATTCTCCGGGGGGAGTAAAAACTATAGACAAACCAACATATTAGTCCTTAAAAGTAGAAAGAAGGTGGTAAATAGTGAGAAAAACAGATTCAAAAGAACCAGCAATTCCTATAGTAAGACCTCAACAAACTCCAGAAGGAAGAGAAAAGCAAATAATAGCGGAGGCTATGAATCTAGCAGAGCAAAAAATATTGGATGGATCAGCAAACTCTCAAATCATTTGCCACTTTTTAAAATTAGGAACTGCTCAAGCTCAGTATGAAATGGAGAAAATTAAGAAAGAGAACATCCTATTAGAGGCAAAAGCAGAGGCAATAAAGAATGGAAGTAATACAGATGCATTATACGAAGAGGTAATTAATGCTATCAAAGGATATAGAGGAGAAGTTGAGTATGACACAGGTGAGGAAGATATATTCTATTAGATCATATCTTGCAATGAAAGCTTTAAAAACTTTCGAAGAGCGTCTAGAGTATTTGATGCTAGAAGGTAATGTCGGATTTGAGACTTTTGGCTTCGATCGTTATATTAATCAAGGCTTCTACAACTCATCTGAATGGAAAAGCTTAAGAAATGAAATAATAGTTAGAGATAATGGTTGCGATTTAGCAACTGAAGGATACGAAATTAATGGACCAATTTATATTCACCATATGAATCCTATAGATAAAAATGATATTATAGAATCGAGTGATTATTTATTAAATCCAGATTTCTTAGTATGTTGTTCAAAGAGCACTCACAACATGATACATTATGGTTTTAAAAAAGATATAGACTTTTACCATAGTCATGAAAGAAAGGTAGGTGATACCACATTATGGAAAAATCATATTTAAGCCATCATGGTGTCGAAGGACAGAAATGGGGTATTCAAAACGGTCCGCCTTATCCATTAAATAAAACAGTATTTGTTTCAGGATCTTCAAAAACACAATTTAAAGATTCATTATATTATAGAAAGCAATTACCGAAACAAATTACTAAATGTATAGATGATTATATTAAAGATAATAAAAAAATCATTGTAGGAGATGCACCTGGAATAGATAGACAAGTACAAGACTATTTAAAAAGCATTAATTACAATAATGTGACAGTGTATTCTCCTGGAAAAGAAACTAGATACATAGCTAACAAGCAATGGAATAATAAAAAAGTAGATTCTTCTTATGAGATTGGTTCCTCTGAATGGCTGGCGGCAAAAGATATAGAGATGGCTAAAGTAGCATCAGAAGGTTTAGCAATTATATTAGATGAAGGATCTAATGCTACTAGAAATAATATTAAGCGGCTAATTGATCAGAATAAAGATGTCAAAATATACCAATTAAGCAAAGAAGGATCACAATATGACAAATGGATAACTGACGCAAAAAGAGCATGTCAGTATGTAGATTAGGAAGTGAAACATGTTATCAAATACTGCATTACCTAAATACTATACAGAATTTAGGAACAAAGTTCTAAGAGGGGAAGAACCTGTTAATGAATACATTTCATTAGAAATGAATCGTATAGACAGTTTAGTAGCTGATCCAAACATTTACTATGATGGTGATGTAGTAGATGGATGGGCTAGATTTTGTGAAAAAGAAATGACATTAACTGATGGATCAGAAGTAGAATTACTAGATAGCTTTAAACTATGGGGCGAACAAATTTTTGGTTGGTACTATTTTGTTGAAAGAGACATTTGGGTTCCAAATCCTAATGGTGGCGGGCGTTTTGAAAAAAGACTAATTAAGAAAAGACTGATAACAAAACAGTATTTAATAGTCGCAAGAGGAGCAGCCAAAACAATGTACTCTTCTTTCGTACAAGCTTACTTTCTAGTAATAGATCCAGAGACAACCAACCAAATAGCAACTGCTCCAACAATGAGGCAAGCAGAAGAAATACTTAGTCCTATAAGAACAGCCATTGCTGTGTCAAGAGGACCAGTGTTTAAATTCTTAACAGAAGGATCAATTCAAAATACAACTGGTAACAGAAAGGATAGAGTTAAACTTGCATCTACAAAAAAGGGTGTGCAGATGTTTTTAACTAATTCTATACTTGAAGTTTACCCTATGGCAGTTAATAAGCTCCAAGGTTTAAGACCAAAAATTTCATCAGTTGATGAATGGCTGTCAGGAGATACCAGAGAAGATCCAATATCAGCTATAGAACAAGGTGCTTCTAAATTAAAAGACTATTTAATACTTTGTACTAGTTCTGAAGGTAATGTACGAAACGGAATAGGCGACTCAATAAAGATGGAGTTACTAAGTATATTACATGGTGAATATGAAAATTCGCATACAAGTATTTTTTATTACAGACTGGACAATGTTGATGAAGTTCCTTATCCTGAATTATGGAAAAAAGCTAATCCTAATATTGGACTGACTGTTGATTATGACATTTATCAACTAGATGTAGAAAGAGCTGAAAAAGCTCCCGCTACAAGAAATGATATTTTAGCAAAAAGATTTGGATTACCTCTAGAAGGTTATACTTATTATTTTACTTATGAGGAAACATTAAGAGGACCGGCCGCTAATTACGACGGAATGCCTTGCGCATTAGGCGCCGACTTATCACAAGGTAATGACTTTTGTGCTTTTACATTTTTGTTTCCGTTAATGAATGAATTTTTTGGTGTTAAAACTATATGCTTTATAACAACATTAACTTATAGCAAACTGCCATCAGCAATGAGAGAAAAATACGATGAATTTATAGCAGAAGGTTCATTAATGGTACTAGAAGGTGCTATATTAGACATGTTTGATATATATGACATTATAATAAATTATATTGAGGAACATGACTATGATGTCAGAGCATTTGGATACGATCCGTACAATGCAACACAATTTGTTGAAAGATGGGTAACAGATCATGGAGAATGGGCTGTATTCAAAGTACCTCAAGGAGTAAGAACTGAATCAGTTCCATTAGGAGAAATAAAATCATTAGTAGAGTCTAGAAAAATATTGCATGATCAAGAAATGATGACATATACAATGGGTAATGCTATTGTAATAATAGATAATAATGGAAATAGAAAATTATTAAAAAGAAAATCAGAAGAAAAAATAGACTCGGTCGCAGCAGAGATGGATGCGTTTGTAGCTTATAAAGCAATAGGAAAGGATGGCTTCGAATGATACCTGAATCATATTTAATGCATTATGGAACTAAAGGAATGAAATGGGGGCATTCTAATAGCCAATATTATATTGCTGTTGGAACGCCAGCTGATCCTGAATTGCAAACAGGAGCAGCAACAAGAACTGTAAACCCATATACTGGAAATAGCTCAACAAAATCAAAAACATCGAAAACATCATCAAAGAGCACGTCACGAGATAATATGGTAAATAGTGTAATAGAAATGCTCAAAAAAAGTGGAGCTCCAGATGAATATAGAGAAGGATATAAAAACAAATTTATAAAAATCATAGATAGAGCATCATCTTATGATGAATTAATGAATGAAGATATGATAAAACAATTAATAAAAAATAAATTTATAAAAGAATCAGACATAGCAAATCTATTTTCATCAGAAACAGAAACTGATAATTCAAGCACAAAAACAAATAATGAAACTGTAAATAATTCTCCTCTAAGCATGCAGCAGAGCAAAATAAATAGTGAAATCGTAAACAATGCTAAATATAGAATAGAAAAAGTTGCTAATTTTGGAACAACATTACAAACAGGTTTTGAGGATGCAGTAAAATTAATAACAAAAGGATCTCCTTTAAATGCTTCACCAAATTATGCAAGTAGAGAGGTTAATAGACCCAATAAAATAAAGAAAGGATGAGTTCAAATGATACCTGAATCATATTTAATGCATTATGGAACTAAAGGAATGAAATGGGGTATATCTAATAGTAAATACTATAAAGCTGTCGGAACACCAGCTGGTACTGATACTAAATCTAAATCTAAATCTCAATCTCGAGCAGTACAAAAACGTTTATCAAGAATAACGGCAAATAGACCAGTTATAGAAACTGACACAAATGGCGTACCAGTTAGGAAACTCGAAACAAAAGAAAAACCAGAAACTGTGGGCTCTGGTAATAATGCAACAAAATTACTAGATCCTAGTCGAGCTTATACTATTCGAACCAATCCATATAAAAAATATGCAGAAAATAGTAGATTTGGTAAAACCGGATCGGACTACAAAGGATATACTTATTACGACAATTATGGTAATCCAATATATTGGGAAGAAATACACATAGATGAACTAGGTGAACCGTATTCAAAATTTTATTTGACAGAAAGAGGATATGAATTATATGGTGGAAAACCTTATAACACCTTTGAACCCGACATTCTAAATGCAACAATAGCACAGAGCAAAATAAATAATGAAATTATAAATAACGCTAAAAATGAAATAAAAAAGAATGCTAATTTAGGAGTAACATTAGAAACAGGTTTTGAGGCTGCAAAAAAAATATTAGCATCTCCTTTTAATGTTCTAGCCAATTCTACAAGTGGAATTATTAGTAATATATTTAGAACATTAAGAGATTTAATAGACTAACAAATACTAAAGGAGACATTTTTATGGAATCTATACTTAATTCTATTAAAAAACTTCTTGGCGGAATGACTAATGTAAAAGACTCAGAAGGAAATTATTTTTTTGATGATGATTTAATAATACATATTAATTCTGTTTTAAATGTTCTTACTCAATTAGGTGTAGGTCCATCAAATGGGTATTGCATTACAGATGAAAATGATACTTGGGAAGATTTCATAGGCAGTGATTCAACTCTTATACAAATGGTTAAAACATATGTATATTTAAGAGTAAAACAGATATTTGATCCTCCTTCGTCTTCTTCAGTTGAAAAATCGTCTAAAGAAGTTATGAACGAGTTAGAACACAGAATTATATTATCATTAGAAGTATTGCCGGAAATAGATAATTAGGAGGAAAATAACTATGATACCTGAATCATATTTAATGCACCATGGCGTTGATGGCCAACAGTGGGGTATTCAAAACGGCCCTCCTTATCCGTTAGATAGGGCAGGTAGAAGAGCTCTAAGAGCACAGAAGAAACAGGCTAAGAAAGATCAGAAAAATGAAATTAATAGAATTCAAAGAGATCAAGTAGAAACAGAACGAGTATTGACAAAGTATAATCAAAATTTACCTACTGCTTATACTTATGGAGATCTGTTTGATCCTAGAATGAAAAGTACAAGTGACTATGAGTTAGATTATATTAATAGAAGATTGCAATTAGAAAAAAACTATAAAGATTTACAAGAAAGTGAAATTAGTAGAGGCAGAAGAGAAACTAGCGACTCTATAAAAAAGCTTGCCATGGGTGGGGTCGCTGTTTCTACTTTAGCTGGAGTAGCAGGGCTTATAGTAGGTGCAAAAAATCCTGAAGCATCTAAAGTTTTAAAAACAATAGGAGCAGTAGGAAGCACTATCAACGGCGGATTACTATCATTTGCATCATTAAATAATTACTCGGATAGAGTAAATAGATAATTAGGAGGAAAATAACTATGATACCTGAATCATATTTAATGCACCATGGCGTTGATGGCCAACAGTGGGGTATTCAAAACGGCCCTCCTTATCCGTTAGATAGGGCAGGTAGAAGAG